AAATAGACATCCACGAAGAATGATCGTGAAGAATCGTTGTTATCTGGGCTATATTTCTGGCCAACTTCAATTGATGCTCCGGCTTGTAATACATCTGGATAGATGTAAGATTGAACTGTAATTGTTCCACCATCTTTTTGGTTTGACACATTTCCGACATTTCCCACATTTGAATTAATATTGCCTGTGGCAAGCCAAGAAAGTGTGCCAATACCCGTAGAGGCATTGATGTTGGCGTTCGTCAAGATCGTAGGATCAATATTAACATTGCCATTTGATGTTGACAACCCCTTTACGCCAGCAATAGCTCCAGTAACGGGAAGAGGCGCAACGCCAGTGAAATAGTCGTGTCCACCGCCACCGCTACCCACAATTCCAGTGGCCGTGACCACATTGCTGTTCACCGCCACATTGGAAACTGCGAAGGTAAATGGAGCTGTCATCCCATCTTGAAAACCAAAAAGGAAATTGTTAGTAAGATTCTGAAATTGTAGGACAACTTTGTTAGTGCTTTGTTTTTGATAAAATGGCATTTTATTACCTCATTTCTTATTTAGTCTTTGATTTTACTTCTTCTTTACTATATGGATTTCGGGATTACCCGGAGTCAATTCCCTTTGTTCCGCAGCGCGTTCGCTGTTTTTCCTCAGCGCTTTTGCCATCGTTTCTTCGTATGTAAGCCTTTTTTGTGTGGAAGCCCAATTTTTTACCGGTTCTTTTCCAAAATTACTTACCGCCTCGCCAGCTTTAGAAAGGGAAGAACCACCCTTTGACATTACCTCACCAACATACGGAAGTGTTGCTTTACTTGTGTCAGCAATAGTATTGCCAACAGTTTTTAGACCACTACTTACTTCTTCTGGCACGGCAAATCCGGCTGCTATTAAAGGTAAAGTTGAAACAACTTGACCAGCAACTCTTCCAGCATAATGCTTACCTTTTTCGTTCTGTTCTGGAACATATGGTTTAACTAAGTTTTCTGCTGTTTCGTTGAATGGATTTCCAGTCGCGATCCCAGCCAAACCTAAAGCAGATTTCAATGTTTGTAGTGAATGAAATACTGGTGTAGCAAGACTTAATACGCCAGCCCCAAGATCAGAAGCGGTTGTTATCATTCCATTCTTAAAATTTCCCTGACCGTGATCTGTTCCATAAGCTTCTGGTTTGGTATATTTGTCAAAACCTTCCTGAGCTTGTTGCCAAGATGATTTCGGTGCTTTTTTAGCCCCAACTGTTGGAGTTTGTTCTAACGGCGTTGAAGGCATTGACTTGTCCAAAACCGGCAGGGATGGCTCTAATGGCGTTGAAGTCATTGTCTTGTTCAAAACCGGTAAGTTGGGATTTTCCGCCATTATTTTTTCTCACCCAGATTCTTATAATCCTTATCGTGATAATAAATTTTCCCACCATAAGAGATTGTCCCTACTGCTCCTGTTGGAACACCACTTGTTTTGGTGGCATTTTCCTCTGCTTTATGCTCGGCAACAAGATTAGGAAGTCCCGGAAGATTGGTTGGAAATCCTTGACCAGCCACATCCATATTAGTCTGAAATCTCTCAAATTGGTCTTCAGATGCGGTTGCTCCAATCATTGGTAGAGGCATATTTGCCTGTTCCAGTTTTATTTGAGATTCGGGAACTCGTCCAATTCCAGAAAGCGCTCTCTGATATGTCATCATTGAAGACATTACCGCCAAATAGTTAGACATTATATTTCGTTCGGGAGCATCAAGATCGTTCCAATCCTTTGACTTCTGAACAGAGGTAATCCAATCATTCATCATATCCGTATCAAAGCCGAGTCCCCATACAGAAAGTTTAACACCTTCATCTTTCCCGCTGGCTATACTCGCCATTCTCCTCGCATCATCTTCGCTTATATCGTGAGGCATTGTCTTAACGGCAATTCTATATTTGTCAACATTATTTTGAACATCATTTAATTGGCGCATTGCCTGTCTATCTTTTTCAATTTGTCCGGCCGTTACCGGTTCAAATAGAGCAGGAGAACGCTTACCATCCTTCATTTGCTTACCAGCATCAGCCCGACTCATATAAACCAGTTGACCGTCGCTATTAACAGCATATCCCATCTCTCTTTCGTCTTTGCGGTTTTGTGCTTCTTCCGGCGCATTGGCGGCTCTTAGTGCGTTGGAACTGGCTCGTGCGTCAGTTCTATCTCGTTCGTTTTCGCTAACTGCTCTGCTGGCATCTGTCTCAGGAGTGTTTGGATCAACAATATTTCTACCAGCTTCTTTATTAATTCTGTTGGCTTCATCACTCCCAATTGGTTTTTCTCCTGCGGTTTGTGTTGAAATTTTGTGAAAACCTGGAGTAAATGATGATTGAGTTGATGGATAGGTAGTAATTGGAGATGAGCCTCTTCCTACTGTTGGCATTCCTCCACCCGATGAAGAACCAACTGTTGGCAAAGCGTGTCTTTGCGTCGTAGAAGCTTGAGGAGCAGATGGCATACCACTTGGCTGTTGAGTAGGAGCAGATGGCATACCGCTTGGCTGTTGAGTAGGAGTAGATGGCATACCGCTTGGCTGTTGAGTAGGAGCAAATTGCTGTTCTGAATTTGAATGGTTCAGAAGTTGGTGAGTTTCCATATCTCTGAGATTACCCGCCGAGTCCTTACCAACCATATGTTCTTTGTTGTTTTCATCAGTGTAACCAAGAGTAGGTATATATGTTATTGGCCCACCACCACTCTCCAAAAAGTTCTCTTTTTGTTGAGCGGTTTCAGCACGATGTTCAGCTTCCATTGAACGCTGTTCTTCTGCCTGAGCGCGGTTTTCATCTCCGGCAGCTTTGAGAGTTTCAACAGCCTGTTGATGATAACCGGCAAGTTCAGATTTACCTTCTTCTGCCTGTCCCATACGATACAGTTGAGTTCCGGGAATATTTGACATTTGTTTTGGAGCAAATACATCTCCCATTACATTTCCGATACCTTCGCCAACTCTTGCGAGTTTATTCCAAAATTGATGTTTCAACGGAACACCTTGATTATCAACCAATTGATGAGAGGCATTCTCTGGATTATAGTGTGTCAATCCGGTGTGAGTCCCCGCCAATTTTAAAGACTGATCATAAAGAGGACTTGATACTTTTGGAAGACCACTTGAAAGGCCAGAACCAACCGTTGGCAATCCTGTTGGAGCAATAGGAGCAGCGGTATTTTGACCGGCTTGAACTTTGGCCAGTGGTTGCGGAGTTTGAGCCTGGGTTTGTGCCAAAAGATCGTCTAAAGAAAATGCCATTTATTTAACCCCCAACAGGTGTCTTAATCTATTATGAGCGTCTAAACCTTCAAGATTTGGAGTCAACCGTGGAAGTTTTCCAAGGGAAGGTTGAGCTTTTGTGAATGCGTATGGATCAACTGTCGTGCCAATCGCTTTCATAACTGCTTCGTCTGGATGCTGATTACTTAAGGCATCCACTGTTTTTTGAGTAGCCTCCTTATATTGGGCTAATTCTTTCTGTTTATTTTCTTCGTATTCAAGATATGGATCAACCAATGCTGGTTTTTCAATACTCTTATTTGCTGTTTCAACCGAATTCCAAAATCTACTGCCATTTTCATCTCTTTGAATTGGCAGTGTAGCAATAGTGGTAACATTACTATTTACGATATGCCTTGTCTGCTCTGCCGCCTGAACTGCTTGTGCCTGTTGCTGTGGGGCTTGAGTTGGCTGTGGTTCTGCTATTCCAAAAATTTCGTGTAACGCCTGAACTTCTGGTGTAGGTTTTTCTGGTTTTACTACATTATAACCAAAATCCTCGGGAGTTAAAATAAAACCAGCCCGTCCGTTTATTGGTGTTGGTGTTGCTTTTTCTGGTTTTGGTGTTACTCTTTTTCCAAGTTCTATAATTTCAGCAGGAGTTGGTTTAAATCGCATGCTTTCGTCTAGCATAAGACCAAAACCTTTTTCCTTGGAAATTTCTCCTCTATCTATTTGACCTTGAATTTCTCCTCGGTTTTTAAGAAATGCGTGGACTCTATCTGCGGTCATATGTAAAACTGTAGGCTGTTCCACTCTTGGATCGGACGGTAGTGGAGACATAGGAGTAGGCGCAACAAGAGGCAGTTGATAATCCGTAGTATCGTGTTGAACTTGCGGCATATCTAATGCGTCTCGTAATTGATTTAATTCATCCATTTATTTACCCACCCTATGACTTCGCTGGGCCGTGTATCATTGTTCCGAATCCACTCATCGCTGTCCCTGCTGCCGCCATAGTGTCATTCATATTCTGTAACCAACCAGATTTTCCAGCATCGGTAAGAGCATTGACATCTCCAGTCTGAAGACCTTGAGCTTTAAGCTGAGCGTCCACATTCGTTCCATACAACGATCCCATTTCCTTAGCGGCGTCTGCGCTTTGTCCAAGCTTGACTTTGGTATTGTCTGTGGCAACCTGACTCCCCGCTTTAGCAAATGCCTGAGCCTTTTCTCTGCTGGCGGCGTCAAGAGCCGAAGAAAATCCCATTGGATTTCGTCCTGTAGAACCAAACTTTGATGCGGCTCCGGCAAGCCCAGCAGTAGCGCCTCCAGCCCCAGCCATTGCGTTAGTTAGTTGAGCGCCTTGATCTTTTTGAGATTCTCCGATTGGATTAGTCATTTGACGAGTTAGAAAGGGAGTTAATGCTGCGTTCTGTCCACCGGCAACGCCAGCATAATTGCCAGCAGTTTGATCGGCTTGTGTTAGCGCTGTCTTTGCGTCGGCCTGAGCCACGCGGTCAAGCAAATCTAATGGCCCTTCGTAATCAAACCAGTTGTGTTCTAAAATACTACCAGTATTCATATCAATAACTATTTTTGTTGTTATACGCATTTTATCCCTCAACTAAGTTTCTTGTCCAAGTAGGCCACCTTGATTTTATCCATTCCATCTGAAGTAATCTCTTTGAAAACTGTTTTTCAATTTCTGGAGGAATCCAACAAGTGATTTGATCCAATCCAATTTCATAACTTGCTTTGCTAATTTCATCGTTCAATTCCTTCATCGCCTTAACTTTTACTTCCGGGTCATTTTTCTGATCCAAAAATAAATAAACTTCGGCGGTTATTTTACAAACCGAAAATCCAATTACCTTGCCATTGTCGTCTTCAACTGCTTTCTTTACAACAAATAACGGCGCATTCAAATCTGGCATATCATAGCCAAAACCAGCGTCCTTATAAATGCTATTTATAGTTTGTAAATCATCGCTTACAATATCCCTTGTTTTCATTACTTTCCTTGGCGGGTTTGGGTTTTCCCCATTCCTTGTCCTAAACTAAATCCTGTGTTTGGGCCAGTTCCACTACCGGTTCCCTGTTGTGGTGTCATTGTTGTAGGCCCGTTCATTTGAAAAGCCGTGGGACTTCCAACGCCGCCAAGAGTAACTGGTTCGGACGGAGGAGAGCCTGGATACTGAGCATAACTTCTAAAATGCCAATTATTTTTGGTTTTACCGTCATCTTGATATGTTGGGAGAGGAAATGGATGCGGAGAACGGCTTGAGCCGTGATCAATAACCTTTACCGTTCCTTGAGCGTTGCTGAAACTTGGGCTGGTGCTACACTCAGTAAAATAACGAACGCCTCGTTGTAGATTTGGATCGTTATGAGAAATAGCCAAATCCACCATTTCTCCAGTGGATGATACCTTGATTTTTACAGCATTCGGTGTGGTTGGCGCTTTGATTTCTCCCACACAACTTGACGCTGTGTTGATAGCAAGCCGATTGACAGCATCTGTTATTCTCTGAAGAACAGAACCAAGGCGAGCATCTTTATTGGAGATTTCTGCCCCTTCTCTTCCCAAATCTAAATCACCACCACGGCCAGCCATTATATTGATAACCTCGTCACACCACTTATTGGACTCCACTTGTCCTGCCCCAAAACCAAACTCAAGCGCGACAACTTGAAAGTTCCGTTCGTCTGAATAAAATCAACGAAGAATCGCTGCGATCTTTCATCAAGATTGAACTCAATATCCGCCTCATCAGAAGTTAAAGTTATTCCACCGGGAACATTGAATGGATATGGGGCGTCTAAATTATTTTGATAACAAACCACATTTGCTGTTCCCATTCCGGAAATCAAAGCATCGCCCAAAACAAATCTCTTGTTGAATAGACCAAGTTGAGGGAGTTCTTTCGCTTTTTCTGGATTTACAAAACCATAACTACAATATGAACTTGTAAATGGAGTAAGATCGTCTTTTCCTGTTATGTCCGTCAATTGATATATTTTTGAACTGTTATCGCCATTACAGAATAACATTTCGCTACTCAATTCTCCGCGTTTACAAACTGCCATATAAGGACTTGGGATTGACCAGAGACTCCACTTTCTTTTCAAATCGTGGGTAATAATTTTTCCCATAATATTAATATGAACTGCCATACCGTTGATCAATTCTTCAATAGTGCCAATACCTTCATAGTTGATCATCAGTGTAACATTTGGTTGAGTTGGGTTGATATTCGTTTCAAATTGTGGACACCATTTATTGGGTGTCGTCATAGGAACAGAAATCAATATGCGACGATTTGCCGTGTCGTTACGAACACAAATAGTTTGCGATGCGTTCCAATTGATTGCTTTCCAGATATCCGGGATTTCCAATTCCATCGCAACTGGCGCACCACCATTGAATCCGAACAGCCCTTTCTGGCAAGCCATAATCGCCCATTCTTCTCCAACATCATATGCGTTTATTCCGCAAGCGCCACAGACATTGGAAACTTCCCGATAAGGATTCCAATCAGCCGGTTCTTGGTTGGGCACATCGTCAAGATATCCAAGGGAAGATTCCTTAACAATATACAACTTGCCAAGGATTTCAAATGCTCCGTTTGCCGGTTGAGAGTTTACTGTATTTGTATCCGTTCCACCAGTAGTTCCATCAAACGCTTCTGGATCGTTCAAATAGGAAATTGTTAAACCAGTAAGATTCTGAGGAGCAAGAGTTGGATAGATTTCCAAACTGTCAATCTCAACATCGCCATCAACAGCAATATTCTGTGCCCAAACACGCAGATATAAATCGTCAGGAATCGTCAGATTATTTTGTGGAAGCAGAACCCCAGTATAAGTCAACATATTAGAACTGATATTGGCGAGTGGCAGAGTGAAAGTTCCAAGTGTTTGTCCATAACCAGAACCAATATTGTAAGAAGTAAGGTCAACCACTACATTTCCAATATTTGAATTGGATGGAGTTCTCGTTACAATTCTAACTGAATAAGGAGTTTGATTTTGAAGAATATTTGTATTTTCCCAGTCTTGATATGCTGGTTGAATAAGCATTCCCAACTGTGGAGCAACATTGCCAGTTTGATTGGAAATATAGTATGAGTTTCCAAAAATGGGGGAGGTTTTCAAAGTTGGCAGACTATTGGATGGATTTGATGGCGCATCCACACCCCAGCCCAATGGATATAGGTTTGAACCAGGATTGGGTAGATATCCGCCATTAAAACTAAGGTTTACAAAATTGGTTATGGCGTTGTTTACACGCCCATAGATAGTGCGTCCAGCATATTGAGCATTCCAACCAGAGTTTGGTAGTTGATTCAACGCGAATAGATCGCCACCGGGAATATCAACTTCTGTGGCTGATTCCAGAACCGGATCAGTAAAAGTCAACTTTGCTTGTGTCGTTGTATTATCGTTGATTGTAAAACTTGATGAAAGATAAGTAACGCCATTATAAACAAACGAAACTGGTTGAGGAACAGTGTAATATGAAGCCCCTGGTTGTCCAGTTTGACCAGCTTCTGTCAAAACGATTGCTCGTGCCACAACATTAGGGGGGCCGACAGGAATATTGGAAATCAAAATATAATTTGTATTTGATGAAGTATCAAAGGTAACGGGTGGTGAAGGCCGAGTATAATAGCCATTTCTTGTAATAAAATAAACACAGCCACGCCGAGTTCCTTGAGCAACGATTACGCTTGAAGTTCCAACAAGGGTTACATATCCACCACCCGAATCCCCAAAAATAGGGCTGGAGGAGTTTCCAAGAGATAGTGGGCCGGGATCAAATTGGAATTGCGTTCCGTATGTAGTTGCCTGAGCGCCAGATTGAACGACAGTTTCCACGACATTTGCTGAGAAACCGGCAATCGTGAAAGTTCCGGAACTTGTGCCAACAACTGTATAAATCGCGGCGTCGGTGACATTATATGTTCCAGATGGATTTGCGCCAGAAGTTGTTCCCGTTACGGTTACGAGTTGACCAGCCACAGGCGGAACTTGAGTATCTTCAGCAAGACTCCACGAATAAGTCGCAACACCAGTGCTTGCCATTGATGTTTGTGAAATATAGTAAACACCCGAATTGATAGCATTGACGATAGGCCAGGTCTGATCCCATTCAGGTATACCCACGCCAGATAAAGTGACTGAATCTCCAACTCCAACTCCAGGAAGTGGCAACTCGGTAGTAAGAGTGGCAACTGTTAATTGATATTGACCCGCGATTGTTCCGATGTGTTCGCCATCTCCGATTCCGTTTGAACCTTCTGTGGCCACATTAAAGGTGAAATAATAACATTCATCGCCGCTTCCAAAAGGTGGACGACCGATTCCGATACCCGTAACCAAAAATGTTCCGTTCGCAACGGCAGTAGGAGTTCCAGAAACAGTGACATAAACCGGGAATAAGGCATTCTTGATGGCGTTTGACAGATTGATATCAATGCCAGTTTGAAAATGATAAGCGTTCAAATAATAAATGGTTACAACAGTTCCAGCGGCTTGTAATCCCGGACCACTGCTCCAAAGAATAGCATTAAGAGTGTCTTGATATCCCTGCGCTGAATTCCAAAATGGATATTGAGTGACTCCACCTGCGGCGATTGCGTAGGTGTATTGTGGAATAGCTGTTCCAGCAACATTACCGCTTCCACTTGCTCCAATAGATTCAATTTCAAATTGTGTTCCGCTCAACCCAGTTCCAAGAACATTATAAGATGTTCCATTCAAAAAAGTAGGGCCGGATTGAATATTTGCGGTCACTACTTCTCCTGCTGTAAAAGTGTTCAAACCTGAAAGAGTTACTATGTTATTTGCGGTTGTGTATGCTGTTATATTGGCAACATTTCCGGTTGCCAAACTGCCAACAAACGAAGGAGAAGCTCCAGGGCCTTCCTGAGAGATTCTATCCTGCCAACCAGGTTGAGCATTGCTTGTTCCAATAACTTGTGTTGGATAGTATGTTCCTTGATTTAGATCAGAAAATGTAAAATATTCTCGCGAATCCATTGTGAAAGATGTGGCAAACGAGTTAGCGGGGACTCCTGAAAATAGGGGAGCTAATATCTCCGGAGCAGTATTGATGTCCTCAACCCACATAGTCCCATCAGAATCCAACGCCAGAGTGCTAATATCTCCATAGTCATCTTCATAGGTTTTGATATAGTTGAAATTGGCTTGAGAAGGAGTGAAGTATGCGTTTAGGGTTGTATATCCAACATATACATTAGTGGACACATTATTAGTGTCGGCTGTAATACGAATACCAAAATCTGTGTTATTTAGGTCGTCGTATGTCCACGCTTCGCCAAACAGATTGTTAACTCCACCAAAACCAATCGTTTGTATTCCGCTTGTTACAACATTCGCCGTTAGGATTGACCCAACTGCTACATTTGCTTTAAGCATTTGAACATTTAGGCTATATGGTGTGGCAACATTGCCAATAACAGTTGTGAAGATTCCAAATCCTTGTGGATGGACAGTATCGGGAATTGAAAATCCAAAATCAGTAATATCAAGATTGTTGCTGCTATTTGAGAAGGTGTATCCGGAAATAACTGCCGTTCCGGAGTCTGAGGCTGGGCCGTAGTCTACATAGGTTGTTGGGGCAGCCGGTGAATAATAAATTTCAAAAGCAGCTTGATTTAATCCCAACCCTGGGTAAAACCCACGAGGAAGAACAAACAAAAGTTGACCGTTTACCAGTGTATAATTAGTAAGTTCAAAAGTATATGTTTGCGGAGGGGTTATTGGAGGAATATTCTGATTGAAGGTAACGATTAGATATGAAATCCAATGAATCCCGACGCGGGAAACTACAACTTCAACAGTGGTAACAGAAAATGGGTCTAACGAGGTAGTGGCATAAACATTGCTATTTGATAAAACATTGAGAGGATTGCTCCAAATAGCAGCGTTAGCTGAGACATCAGCAGCCGCTCTGCCAGGAGCATTGCCGGTGTTGTTGTTTTCGTATGTGAACGGATTGTTAAGTCCGTTGCGAGTGAAGACGCTGCCAACATTAAAATCAGCGTTCTGATTTCTGGGAGAAGCGCCTTCTGGAAGCGAAACCGCATCAACGAAGGTTGTAACACCGCTGAAATTATCAAGCTGGGCGACGCTTCGGCTCTTTACATTAAAAGCCATAGCTACCTCAGATTAATTTCTTACATAAGATGACTGGAATTGAATTACATCTGTGCCAAGTCCGGCACCCGTAGCTAACTCTACATTACCATTGAAAATCTGAATAGTCGCGTTTGCTTTGTTATAAACATAGCTATTACCCGATCCAATCAAAGATACTGCGCTAAACTCGTCTGGACCGGCAACGATTGAGGCCACACCAGAAATATTTGCGTTGTTGGCAAATGCGCCTGTAGTGAAAGCAACTGAGAAAACTCCAGCGCTTACATTCGCCCCGATAACCGCAAGTGTCTGGTTGTTTAGAACAACTGCGTTTGCTGTCAAAGAGCTAAGGGTAACAGACTGTCCAACTGCTGGACCGGCGGAATTACCAGTAAGAAAGTAAGCGACATTTGCCACTACACCAACTTTAGAAACGACGATTGGGGCAATAGTGCTTGTTTTAGAAACCAAAACGGAATTACCCGCAAGGTCTGTGAGACTATTCCAATTTGGCAATAATCCACCTTGTGTATAAACACCAGAGAATGCCACATTGCCGTTTAGAACCTGCCGCGATTCATTATTGTCAAGCCCACCTGCGCCTGAAAAAGTTGAGACTACTACTGAATTTGCCATTTTTATGTTACCTCAATGTTTATTTATCTTTGATTTTCGCCATTGAACATTTTAAACTTAAAATCTATTTTTTGTCTGTCCCTTGTTACCTGCTGCCGAAGTTTTAGAAGACTGACCTTCGCCGCCATTATAGCATCAGCTAAAGTCTCGCCTCCCAATCTTGAAGCTATTTTTACAGCAACTTTATCAGCCAAACATTCTTCACAATCAAGAACTGGGATGTAAGTTGTATCCCAGTCTATGTCAGCACTGACCAAATCGACATATTTTGCCAAATAGCGAATACGAATATCATATGGTTGGGTTGAACCATTCATCCATATACCATCTGTTCGCCATTCCCAATTTCTCAATTCCGCGCCTTGATAATATGAAGGCAACGGCCCAGTAACCTGTTTCATTTCTCTGAAAGGTAATGCTGAAGAAGTTGGTCTGCTCCACAATTCCAATGGAAGAATCAAATCTGATGGAAGTATAAGTAGAGGCCATATTAACAACCCATCAAAAAATCCTGTGAAAGTAAGGCTTGTTTGAATATCTGGATTTGGAACTCCAACTCCAAGTGGACTATTTACGGGGTTTACATTATACAAAAGATAGTTGTCCTTTACCAGGGTTGGTTGACCCATAATCTTAATATCTCTATATAAATCACGAATAGCGGAATTCAGAAAATTTTGAAGAGAAACAGAAGTGTTTGTAAATATTTGACCTTCACCCGGCGTGCCTGTGGCCCCGGCTTTGTCATCGTCAACAATTGAACGAATCAAATTTGCTACTGTGTTTAGACTCGGATAATTTGCTGTAGAAACTGCTGGCATTTCTATTACCTCATATTTACGATGGGGAGTTCTTAAGGAGAGAATCCGGAAGGAGACCAGGCCACCATCTCAATCCAAAATCACTCCCCAAAGCTCTTATAGATCAAACTTCTTTGCTTCTGCGCGTTTTGCCGCCAGAGCCTTTCTTGCCGCGCTCAAAGGATCGCTAACATATTCAACATCGTGCGATGGCCCTTGCTTCTTGGCATCAAATCTCCAATTACAGTGGAAACACATTTTTGCCTTGGTAGGAATATCAGTGAATCCGCATTCTGGACAATCCTTTACATCCAATGCCAGAGCAGCCGCCTTTGCCGCCTTTGCGTAAGATGTCTTGTGCCAACTTGTAGATTCGTTGAAATAATCCGCAGCAGAGCGACTGACATTATTCGCAGCCGCCATCGCATTTGCCGGATTTTCCATTTCCAAACTTGACATACGCATCAATTCCTGCTTGTATGTTTTTTCCATTCTTGTCTTCGCGGCGATTACTTCAGCTTCAAATGGAGGATTATTGAACGACCAAAATACTCCGAGTTTGTTATACTGATCGCCTTCTGAAAGTTTTGTATCAATATTCAAATCCTGACTTGTAATAACATCAGCATCCGACTTGATATTCGCTTTTGTGGTCGGGCTGAATGGACAAAGCAATCGTGCCACTTCTTTGATGCCATCTCCGTATTTAATATTTTTCATTCCTTCATTATCAATCCACTGCTCTGCCGAAGGATGATTTAACGAACCACACAAAATATATTCTTGATCTTGTGGGCATTTACGAATCAACATTCGTGGAACATTTGGTGGTCGGGAAATTGTTGATTCAATCGTTGAAATATTGTAGATATAAAGCGTTTTAGTTTTGATACTCTCATTGATGTCGTCAACGATCAAAAATGAGGGATATACTGATTCGTTATTTGCTGCTGTTGCTTCTGCTATACTGTTCATTTTGTCTCCTTATAACGGTCTATCTGATTGGAAGAAACCTTGATGAGCAAAGGGTTTTAATCGCCCTGCGGTAGCTTCCAGTTTTCGCTGTTTATCTTCCAACCACGGCAAAAACTTATTTGGATTGATTTTGATATCATTTCTCATATCAAGGATCATTTGTCGTTCTTCTTCCTTGATTTTCGCGGCCTCATCTTTCATTGCCTGTATTTTAGACTTGAGACTAACTTTTGTCGCGTTCTTGATGATGGGAATCATTATATTGATGATTTTAGAAGTCAGTGGCAACACATCAATAATAAGTTCGCCATTCACAAAGTTTTTGCTTATCAAATTCATCGCTATTTGATAAGAACCGTGATATGGAAATTCTCCAAGAACTTGTAATTCAGTTTCCGGGCAAATAGTGTTCATTTTCCAACTAATCGGGCCTTCTGCTGGAAAGAATGGCATATCCAAACTCTTCCCCGCGTCACAAAACTGTAATAGCATCCAGTGCGGCAAGCCGTCACCCTTCAAAACTTTACGATATCCTGTAAAACTGCCTTCATCATTGTTCCAATGCCCACCCTGCCACATTTTTTCTGTTTGCGCCCAGACTAATTTGAAATTGGCATTACCATATCTATTTAGCCCGCCAGCTTTAGTGATTCGGTCTTGGAAGTGCTCAGGACATTTTTTTCGTGGCTCTACAATTTTACGAGTTATAGCGCTTAGTCGCATTTTAGATACCCTTTCTATGAATCAACTTTACATCAAATATGTCTACAATTTCCAGTGTTTCGTCGCCATATGGAATTGACTCGTGACTGATATCAGAAATGGTAACTTCATCACCAATATTGACCATATCAGATACATTATGCTTGACACCACCAAGTATATAGAACTCAGAGATTGCGACAACTACGCCGCGATTTGCGTTTTTTCTTGATGAATCAGGGATGAGAATGCCACCTTGGAATTCTTCAGTGGATTGTTCTGGAAGGCGAACTAAAATTGAATTGAATACGGGTTGTGGTTTTTGGAAGGTATCTACGAATTTTGGTGTTTCTTTGGTTCTTCTATCAATAACAGTGGTCATATATGTCTCCTGGGTTATTTAGTTTGGTCTTTCAAATATTTGGCTCCGGCCAATAGAATCTGTGGATTATCGTAGGCTCTACCCAACATATCATTACATTTAATACACAATAACCCTCTCACAACACCGGTTATATGATCGTGGTCTACCGCTAATGCTTTAGGTAGAGCTAACTGATGCTTTTCACAAATCTTACAGCAACCATTTTGTGAGAACCACATTGCGTTGTATTCGTCAAGAGTTTTACCATATTTGGATATTAGCCTATAATCTCTTCGCACCGCCTTACCTACTGTTTGCTCGTATGTTTTCATATATGCTATGCGCTTGGGGTTTTTTGCTCTCTCCTTCATATATGCTTTGCGTTCTGGGGTTTGGTTTCGCACTTTATTATACTCTTTGCTGGTCATATGTGTCTCCTTAGCAGTATTATAACTTATTTAGCCTTAAAAGTCAAAAGGATGGCAATTAAGCCATCCTTTTAACCTCTTTTTGCTAAGGACTTACGAAATGTAAGGTGCTTGTGCGTTCACTACAACCAATCCTTGTAATGGTGCTGAATTTACAAGGTTGAAGGCCGCTTCGTAGGTATACTGAAGGGCATTGTAGTAAGAACCTGCGCCTGGCTGGGGGACGACCGTAGAACCTCCACCGTAGTCGTGAAGACGAAGTTCAAACAACTCAGCAATAATCCAGTTCTTTGACAAAATCAAGTCAATACGACCAGTTGGCTGAACAGTTGAAATCTTGACCTTACGACCACCGAAAGTGTCCTGAGCATTCTTGTAACTGAAGTCTGGAACGCTTCCTTTAGAACCAGCCGAAGTTGATTCGTGATAAGCAAGCTGTTTGTTGTAATAGTTTGTTTGTGCTACTGCGTATGCCTGATCTTCTGGAAATAGATACCAACCAGAATCCTGAACATCCTTTGAAATTCCTGTTCTGCGAAGAATCATTTCAATTCTCTGAGAAAGGGAAGCCTGAACAGCGCCACCAAGCAAGTTAATGGTTGGAGTGCTGATACGGGTAGGATACAACGCACGGTTATAACCAGCGATTGAACCAGTTGTTGCTGAACTGTTCCAAGCCTGAGTTCCGAGAACTGAGGTTTGGGTTGTTCCTGGTGCTGCGCCTGTTGCTCCGTAAAGCATAATATAATCGCCAGCAACTACATTTGAGGTCAAGTTAGAACCAGAAATCAAAACTCCGCCGGTTGATGTCAACTGACCGACAAAATAAATGGTAGAAGTCTGAGGAGAAGTTACATTGACTGTAGCGAATCCACGGCTCGCACCACCTTCTGCTGGAAAGAACTGAACTACTTGGTTGTCTGTTACTGCCATTGCGCGAAGGCCCTGACCAGTGATAGATGCTCCTGGCCCTGCGGCATTTCCGATTGTTGAAGTTGTAGGAATGATTGAAAGCAAACCACTGCCGTCACCAAAAACTACGCCTTCCAAACCTGCCATAGCGGAATCCAAGCACTTCTGTAGTTCTGATGCTTGATACTCAACCTTGCCACGATTCTTGCCTTTTGTAGCGGCAACGGCCAAGGATGTTGCCTGACCTGCAGCATAATGCCAAACAGGAGAGACTGTGAACGAACCGTAAACCGAACCTGAACCCTGTGGGAGCAAATCTCCATCACCAGTTCCTTGCTGAATTGCGGCTGCTCCCTGAACTCTGAATGGAACACGAAGAGATGGACGCTGAGTTGCGCCACCTTCAGTTACATTTGAGACTGGGATTTTTTGGAATTCTTTGTTGATAATACCGTAAAAAGTATCCGACTGTGGGATCAAGTCGGCGATGCTGGAACTAAATGTTTCTAATTCTACAGCTTCTACTGCTGATTCTGTACCTACTGCCATTTGAGTGTCCTCTTAAAAGTAAATTTTTGTATTCGGTCTGTGGTCTATTACAATTAAGAAAACTTTGAAAGTTTACAATGGTTTCGTCAAGGATCGCTGAGGTTTTTTCAGTCACTCAGAGGACTGATTTATAATTCAAAGTATTCTTTGCTACTATAACTATATATCATTTATTTTAGGAAAAATCAGACGACCTTCGTTTAATTTCTCCAGGTTACAAATCTTCCATTCTTCAGCCAAGCTTTCTGGCTGATAAAATTAAGCTGGGCATTTGGTTTATCCCAATCAATCTGCGAGGTTTCAGGCTTTTCAGCGATTCTGATCGGCCCACCAGTAGTGCTTGTCTTTGGAGTGGTTGGCTTGATTTCGTTTGAAATCTTTGTATTGCCGCCGCGTGGCGCACCATAGATTGTCTTGATTACTTCAAATGCCTTTTCCTTTACACGGCGATTATATTCAGCCGATGCGAATTTGGCAAGGGTTTCAACTGTTGACTGAGGATTATTAACCCTGATTTCAATCTGCTTCTGGTAGGTCTTGTCGTGATTCATATCGTAGTCAATAGACGCCTGTAATTCTTTTTGATAATGCTGGCTTTGAACTGGGTTTAATTTATACTGCTTGGCGTATTTCGCAACTTCATTTTTGACAGTCGGACCGATTTCAGAATTGAATCTGTTTGACAAATCTGTCTTCTTGTTTTCCAACTCACGATTATTCAAAGCAGTTTCGCGTTCGGTTAACCGTGAGTCAACTGGTTTGACTGAAGATTTTGCTCCTTCATTCGCCTGAACTCCGTTTTGATAGGTGCGGTTTACCCATTGCTTTAGTTCGGCAATACCAGATTGAATATTTTTAGGATCGGTTTCATTGGCCAGCAAATCAAGAAAAGATGGGAGATTATGATTACCCCATACTTTATCGTTGACAAGAAAACCAGCAATATAAGGAACAATTGCGTTTGCCTGAGCCTGTGGATTTGATTGTCCAAGTTTTTCCAAATAAGAAGGGGCTAATTTGGCAGCGCCGTCTGGGAAGTCCTTGAAAAACGAATCCAATACTTCTGGCGATCCTTCTCCAAGAGCCTTATCCTGAGCGTCATAAGCGCCAAGTTTTTCTTGGATGTTTGTAATCCCTTCAACACCACCCATATCAGAGATAAGAGTGGCAACGGACTGCGCTTCAGCAGCAGTTGGAAAAGCCTTTGAAAATGCCTGATTATGGAAATAGGCATCCTTTAGTTGCTTGAATACTTTTGCTTGTTCTGGGAATTGAGCTGACGCTTCACGAACGGCATCTGAAATTGCTTTTCCTGAAATCTCTGATTTACCTGACATTTCAGATGATTCTTGATCGCCTTCAACTGCTTCAACATCTGTTTCAACAGTTTCAACTTCTTCAATTGTTTGGTCAACATCGTCTACAACATTTTGGTCTACTTGGTCTAATACTTCATCTGCCATATTGTCTCCTTATCCTTCGTTATAATCCTCTTTTGGTTTTAACTTTTCTTTTGTTTGATCTATTTCACTGTGAAACTCATCGTGGGCGTCCTTGCGAGTGTCCAATATAATTGAACCGCATAAAGAGCAACATAGCAAGTCGTTTTTCAATTTCAAATACTCTTTCATTATGACCCTGATACGGCGGCGGATTCTGCCTTTCCAAATAAGACATCCACACTGTATTTAGCACCGTCTCTATAAACGCCCAATATACCGCCTGGTTTTATGATTTCCTTATGAGCCAAGTCAGTATCTTCGTTAGAAGCAAACTTTACCAAACTTGTAATAACCGAGTTATGGCAAACGACTAATGGAAGTCCTTTTGAATCCTTCTTCAAAAAAGTATTCCAAAAATCAAACTGTCTTTCTTCAAACTGATCAAGGCTTTCTCCTTCTGGAATAACAATGGAAGGGTTTTCAATAAACAATTCCAACGCATCTTTGTGTTCGTCTTTCTTCAGACCAGTAAAAACTCCTGTTGAAAAGGGGAATAAACTTCTCTGTTGAAAAACATAAAGTCCCCAGTTTTCCGCGATAATTGTTGCCGTTACTGTAGCTCGCTGAAGAGGACTTGCCAAAACTATGGTTACTTTAAATCTTTTTAGAAAATCCCTTGCAGTTTCTGCCTGTTCAACACCATTGTTAGTAAGGGCATAATCTCGTTGGCTACGGAATATACCCATATCATTTCCAACACTCTCTCCGTGTCTAACAATTACAGCAATCAGTTTTTTCATTAGAACTTCCTTATCGTCTTAGTTTTCTGTTCTTGAAATGGAGTTCTATTGATAGTTTCTGTATGCTGTTCGGCCAGTGGTGGAGTTGAACTGGATTTGTTGATTTGTAATCCAGCAGCCGCCGCAATCGCGCTCATAATATCTGGCGTTGCCTTGCCTGTAAGAGAAAGCTTTGGAACTTGAGGCTGTTGATTCTGTTCATTGATGGTCTTCATCATATCCTTATGACCTTTCCAATGGAGAAACACATTATTGAAGTGATCATAGTCCGGATCGCCAAACTCTTTACCAAGAGCCTTTGATCGGAGTTTACGACCATCGCATCCATTCATCCAAGAGAAACAAGTGGCGGCTTCAGTTCCGTGGTCAACACTTTCATCGCCTTCTACTGGAATTGAGGGAATATACTGTGGAAGTTGAGAAAGTTGCTGTTCTGATTGCTCAACTTGTTGCTCCATATTATTTCCTTGCTCAATAATATCAGGGGAGATTTGTTGACCAGACGAAGTTGCTTTTACCGCCAGTTGCTTTGCCAGGTCGTGTTTACTTGACAATTCTTGATGGGCTTTATTTGCTTGATCCCATTCAGGGTTGATGAGTGGAGACGCATTTACCAGAAGTTCAATTTCTTCAAGTTGTTTCGTTTCACTGTCTGCTTCATCAATCGTAATAATATCGTCAATATGTAGGGCTTTTGTAATTTCTCGTGCGTTAGAAGGTGTTGCTATAATCGCCCCAACTTCCTGATTGCTGTTCGCCATTTCAAGAATCATCATTATTTTTGCTTCTCGTGCTGTTCCTGATTCTGGGATGGCGTTGGTTGTTTCTGCCTTACATTTGTAGTTGCCTTTTAGATTTTCTGGTTTGACATCAATATCTTCATCGTCGTAAGAGCCAGATAGATTGGCATTGCCATTGTCAGCGCAGCATTTGACTGCTTGTGAAATAGCCGTGGCAAACATCTCGTTTAGAGTCATCCAAACTGGGCCAACTCTTTCCAAACTTTGATTTAGACGGATTTGGGTTGCTCCAACAGTGTTGTCTTGACCTTCACCACCGCCGAATAGAGCAGGAGTTGCGCCGTCAATTGACTGAAGTAATGGGCCAGTATACATTTGAAATAATTCAAGAAATCCTGGTAATGGTTGAGCCTGTGGAGTTTGCCCAATCTTTCCTTGAATACTATCGCCTTCTCCAACTGCGGCGGAAATAAATCGTTGTGGATCAGCGCGTAATTCAGCCATTGCTTCTGTGCTGAAAGCCTGATCATCCAGAACTGTAATTGGAATTGACCCACGAATAAACTTGTCCCATAATTCAGCCCAAACATTTATTCTCTTTTGAATTGGAATATCAGAACTTCCCAACGATCTACGGTTCTGTCCAAAGCCTCTGGTTGCCATTCCAAGAGCCAAGTGATCATCCATACTCTCTTCCCAACAGCAGACCAAAACATCATTGACAACAATTGCGAAAAGCCCAGTTGTAAAGTTCTTTAGGAAGAACTCTCTTTGATCATCTTTCAATTCAGTGCTGTAAAATATTTCTGGTCTTTTCCACGAATAACAAATAGTGACATCTCTCATATTGGCAGTGCCAGTCAAAAACTTACCAACCAAACCTGAACGAGTATTGATACGGGCAATCTTTTCAAAGGCATTTTCTGCGTTATTTCCTGTGGATGGAGAAATCTTGTCCTTAACCCAGGGAAACATAGCCCTTGCTTTGGCATAATCAACTTCATCAAAAATGCTGGCAAAAGCGCAGTCTGACAACTTATCGCGCATCATTGGAAGTTTTGTTTCAAGAACGCCGTGAACAGTAGTAACTTCAGCGACTCTGATTTCTTCTTGACCACTGTCATCAATAACAGTGCCAAATCGGGCCTTATCCTTTATGGAACGAGTCCAAAACAAACTTCTTGAATCTGTCCAAAACAATCCGGCTGCTTCGCGCTGAAGTTCAGTGGATTTGTTTGTTTCATACCAGATGTGTTTGTATTTGTTGGCTTCATCTGCGGTGCGGATATCGGCTGGTTCTTTGGATTTGGCTGGAGTAAAGTTGACCTTAATTGCTCCGCGGTTCAACGCGCCAGTAATAATATCTCCTTGAGAAGATATGATATTTGTGGAGTGTAGGCCAGCATCGTCTTGATTTTCAATATAATTGTCGTTTACACTGTTTGTAAGACCGCCAATCGTCCATCCACCTTTATTACCGCCGTTAAGATATTGGTAACCACGGTCAAAGTGTCGCTCTTCCCAAGTTTGGAGGACACTCATTCTTCGCGCAATATCGTCAGTTGATGTGAATTGTTTTGTCATATCCAAAACGCAGTTGATAAGAGTTGGGTCTACGGCCTTTAGGTCTTTTGGTTTCCAAACTCTGGCGGGGGTGACTATGAATGTGGCGATTTCGCCGTCAGCGTAGACATCGGCTTCCTGTTCACCATTATCGTTAGTTTCAGAACTGTCTACACCAAGTTCATCGGGTAGAGGAATATTCATATCTGGCATTATACAACCTCTTTATTTTAAGCCGGGAATCTGGACGCTTGCGTTTGGAACGGCTGATTGTGGGGCTTCCTGATCGCCTTGATCACCGCCTTCATTGAAGGCTTGTTCTACCTCTTCTCCAGTATATCCCAAACTCTTTAATTTTTCAACACAATCCATTGCCTCTGGGTCTTGTGTAATATCCTTTTGTGCGTCCTGATCAGAATCAGTATCCTGAACTGGTTTAGAATCGCCCAATCGGAGTTCGTGTCGTTTTAATTGTGGGAGATTAGTGAACTCTGCGCCGTCCTTTGCTTTATATGCCATTTGATTTTTCCTCGGTTGCTTCTTTCAAAGATTTTTTGAATGCTGCCCATCCCATAACAGGTGGAGCAATCTCGTTCTTAAAAATCGGTGTTGGTTTTATAACCACTTGACTATTTAGTATTTGTTTGATGAGCGTTTCGTTTCTGACCTGGAGGCCAGATACCTGCTCTTTAAGATATTCCACTTCGCATTGAAGAAAGTAGTTGTAGGGATGAAATAGTTTATACCAGTTAATCTTCATTTTTTAATCCTGTTCTTCCAACTTGGTCTGTTTACCTTTGCTGTATTTAGTTGGTCTTCCTTGAACTTCCGGAAGGTCATCAGTGTTTGCTGTTGTGGGCTTGCCGCCTGAAATACTTCGTTATAGGCTTGCTCAGCCGTCTTCTTCTTTGCCGCCAACATTGATTTGAGGCCATATCGGCAAGCATCGGCAGTATCCATATCAATATCTGTTTTGGTTTTATCGGTCTTGGATACATCCTCCAGATTCTTCTTGTCTCGCATAAGATTGGGAATTGATTGAAGCAACTGTGGACATTCAGAGGATATCAACCAAACATCATTTACCTGAGACAAATCATTGCCAGCATTTCTAATAAAACCCTTACCTTTGGTTGCCTTCAATAACTGCGCCATTAAAGTCCATCCAGCTACTCGTTCCCAGTCGGCTCTGGTAGCGCCAACCATACCATTCTTGCGCATTACTTCAGACTGCTTCAATTCAATGGTATTCTTGCTATCAACGATTTTATAAGCATCCTGACCCAGATAAAACGCCTTGATCTTCTTTCTTTCATTTATTGGCGTATTCTCCACGATTCTCTGGGCTATTTCGTTGCTTTCAAGGTTGTTCAGGATGGATTCACGATATGTCACAATAACATTGATGTTGTGCTTTATATTCCATCCCAAAATCTTGTTTACTTCGGAAGGGCCAAGAGTTGTCTTGAAGAACCAATAGTTGACAGTATAGTGGCTTCTTCCCCAGTCTTGACTGATCCAATGGCTACTCCAATCCTTTGAAAGCTTGAATACTTGATCACGGCTGATTCGGACTGTTGCCAGATCAAAAACATTATCAAAATAACTTCCTTCAATACTGTCCCAACTGCCATCCCAATCGGCGGCTCTTATGGCATCATTATCATCCAGCGCCAGTTGCTTGGTATACTGTCCATTGAGCGCGGCGTATTCTTTGCGTTGTAAGTCAGGCCAGCGAAAATAGTCCTTCATCGTAAACCCGTCTTTTATAAGAGCATCCAAACTCCAGAATACATTGTCCCACGGATTGATTCGGATGGCTTTGTAATCTTTTGGATTGGGCATATCAGGGCTGTTGAACCATTTGCGCAACCATTTCATTCCACTGCCACGCATATTGAAACTAAGGATCAACTTGGCTTTGTGACCTTTGGTGGAACGAATCGTTTTGCGCAGTTCCTTGATTTCCTCTTCACTGAATAACTCAGCCTGATCCACGAAAACAAAGTCGTAGTTTCCCGATCTGAAACGGCGTTCAATAATTTCTTCACTATCACCGTAGTCAAATACGCAAGTAGACTTTCCAATCGTAAGGAAGGCGGGGCTTGTCATTTTGATATTGTCGTGAAGTTCTGGGAAGTTTCTTTGAAGTTCCTTAATATGGTATTTCAGGATTTGGTCGTAGTTTGCCATTACACAGCAGAGATTTATTGACTGATTTTTTGAAAGGGCATCCATCAGCATAGACACGATTATGTAGTCAAAGCATAGGGATTTCCCACAACCTCGGCCACCGTAGAATCCAATAACTGTGGCTTCACCAGTTAGGATTTCGTCATATAACAATTGTTGTTTTGGTTGGAAAAATATATTAATGGTGTCTCCTACTTTTCTAAAAAATATGTTGTAAACTGACAGGCTGATACGCCGATTTTTTCCCTTGAGGCAAAAGCGGGGGTGCCGGTCATCCCATTTAGAATCATATACTTGACGATCTTAAACCATCAGGCTGTCGCCAACAAATGGTATAACTATCGTATTCATATCATTTCAAACGAACACTGTCAAGCTGCCCCAGCATATACACTAACGATCTAACAGCTTGCCATTACGATTATGATCTATAACTTGAAGGTTCTATATCGTCAAGAGCAAGCTTTGTTATCGTGAGTGACAGCGGCGAAGCCGAGTCACCACTTAGAATTGTTTTCTCACCGTATTTCTTAGGATCAAGTTTACTCAACAACCATTTCTGGGTGTCTACAATCAATCTACTACGACTTGTGTTATCCTTAATCTTAATTGTTTTTGTAATAACTTTTTCACCGGCTTCACTAACGGAGTATTCAGTTGTAATCTCCTCAGTTAGGTTAGGAATCTGGCATGCATTTTGAATTGATTCAGCAAGGTTATGGATTTGATTTTTCTTAGCCACTTCGTATAACAATTTGAAATCCGGTTTATTTACAATCCATCCAATTATTGTTCTCTGCTCTGGAAAATGCGGATTGATTTCGCATAATCGTGCCAAACCAAGTGGTCCGGTAGCAATAGCATCGCAAATTTCTCGGGCTAGTTCGGGAGTGTATTTAATATTTGACATTGAACCTCGTATAGTATTTAGTGAACTATTTTCTACAAAACCTGGACGGACATTTTACAATTGTTGAAAACAGTTTACAATTGTTGAAAACAGTTTACAATTGTTGTAAACAACCTGGTCGGATTATTTATAAAAGTTTTAGAATCGTGTTGTAAAGCCCTCACTTACAAACTTAATTCTACAAAACGGTTTTTTAGAATCGTGTCGAAACCCTCCTTGGAATTGTTGAACTACTTGTTTGAACAACTATTCGTAAGTCGTTCTAATGATTAGACTTAGTGTTATATAACCATATGGTTATATTCGTATTACGGTTTTTTTAAGAGGGTAAGGAACGATTCCAACCCACTCTCTATAGTTTTTAGAAATCTCGCGGTAGAAGTTCCCTATTGATTCAGCATCACTGATTTTTTGAAGGCGAAGTTGCTCATTTGATTGAAGCGTAATATTTTCGTCAAGAAGCATTTCAATACAGGTTTTTTTCATAGTTTCCAGGTCGCGAAAATCATCCTTGTAATAATCCATTATTTGTCTCCATTGTATTTATGGTTTGCGTTGAAAAGACACGACATAAGGGTTGAAAAGGCGAGATATGATATATCATATTTCTATGATAAACCATATTCTTAGGGCGAACTAAAATATAATAAAGATTATTGAAGATTTCTCTTGACAAGTTGTGAACAAGGTGTTATTCTATATATGTAGTTGAGAGAGAAATAAGTGGCATAAATCAAGGCTAAATGGCACTATTTTTGATACAAGACTAAATACCCATAGAAACAAATAGGAGACTAAAATGAAAACTACACGACTAAGAAGCGGTGAAATGATCAAAATTGGCGATTATATCAAAAATTCCGATTCTAAAGGCAAAGTGTTAGGTAAAGTCGTAAACATCTACAGAGGCTCTTTTGGAGACGGTGTTTACTGCCGGACCGATACTTGTATGATGTGGCCGGTACGGGCTACGAGCAAAGCAACCGATGAAGAAGCAATGCTATGGATGTTGGAAAACTAAAGGAGAACGATATGAAAAAGATTATTGGGAAAGATATCAACGGCGAAATCATTAGAGAAGGCGATTTTATGACTCATAAAACAAAAGGATTTGTTATATGGACAAGAAATCAACAAGAGAAGCATATGTTTTATGGATGCTTGAAAACTAACGCAATTCTAACCGAACTAGAGGAGACTGAAATGAAAAAGGGTTTTATGAAATTCAAAAAGGGAGATTTAGTAAAATTCAAGGCGGGGGTCGCCAAAGGCTCAAAATCAAGTCTGTTCACTTCAATTGGGTATGTGACTATGGTTTTCAAATGTGGACATATACAAGTGAAACTCATTGGAGATAAAAATACTTGTAGACTTGGTAGTAGTGATATGAAAAAGATCACTCAGGGTGAATATATGTTACGACAGTTGGAAAACTAAAACGCAATTCTAACCGCAACAAAGGAGAAATACGATGAAAACGAATTTTTATGATGATGAAATAGTGGCCGGTAAAAAAATATTGGCTGATCAACTAAAGGAAGCAAAGGCTATTTTGAAGCAATCTCGAAGGGAAGAAATAATCACCGCGAAAAAATGGGTTGCCGAAAGCAACAAGTTTCAAAGGGAGAACTAAAATGAGTGATTGGGAAAACCGTAAGTCGTTATTGAAAATAATGCTTGCCGAAATTGAAGCCGATGAATTGGCAAAAAAGCCGAAGCGTGGCAGACCGCCATTATACACTAAAGATGAAATCAAGGAACGCGTCCGACAGCAACGCAAGAAGTGTTGGGATAAACACGCGAAACAATATTACGAGAATCGTCGTAAGAAACTGAAGGAGGTCTAAAATGGTATTCTTATTGGCACTAGTTGTGTTATGCTTCACTCTTATCAACTAAATCAAATATTTGGTATAACAAAGAGCAACCCCCAAAGGTTGCTCTTTTTTTTTTTTATTGAAGTCAAGTATACGAACTGGATGGATGCGGTTATTTCCCCGAATTGCGTTCGTCCTCAATCCGCTGAAGATACGCACGACACGAAGCCAGCCGAATTTCGCACCGAGCTATCTCCTTACGGCGTTTTTTCTCGTAAGCCAGTTGGGTGGCAATTTTGGTTTTAGCCATACCTTCTGGGCTTGATCTGTACTTTTTGACTGATCTACGACAAGCCTCTTTCCCTGCCTCCGTTGAACGGTATTTCTTCAAGGTATCTTGTCCTTTCTTAGTTCGTAAGTATTTTGCCATATTGCGCAAAACACTCAATCTTCGTTGCTCTTTTGCTTCTTCCTTCGTCATTTTCGTCTCCTTAGTATTCGTCGTTTACTACATATGGTAAATCGTCATCTTCGTCCCAGGTTTCAAGATCGTCTTGAAGATCATCCATTTCCCGTTCTTCCTCTGCGGTATAACTATCTTCTGTTTCGTCGTAGATTATCATTTTTTCTCCTTTGGTTTGGCTCTCAGCCGTAGTATCTTCTCAAGATCACTTTCAATAACTGATTTCATAATAATACCATATTTCTTTTTGCGATCTTCGTTCTGTAATTTCGTTCTGAGTAATTCCATTTCGGTTTTCATATTCCTCCTTGCTTATTTATTTTTCGGTTGTTTTCATATCAAAATACATTTATTTCTCGGGCGGGACTGAGACATATGTTTTTTTCTCGTTTTTTAGTGTTTGTCTCAACTTTTTCTCTAAAGCCCAATGAATATGCGGTGATTTGAAATCTGAGACAAATTTGAAGGTTTTTTTCCTAATCTATATATATAATACCCCTTATTTCTCCTCTACCCCCCCTTATATCTCCTCTACCCCCTCTTTTTTATTCCTATAAGTATTTTAAGTAGAATAGTAGTGTCTCAGTGTCTCAACTGGGGTTTTCATTGGGCTTTCTTCAATATTCTGAGACAAAAACTGCTTAAAAGTGAGACAACTGAGACAAAAGTTGAAGGAATCAAAAGTTTATTCACCCGTAAGTGCTTTGTTTTTGACTTTGACAAGATCATAAAGATCAGAAAGACAAAACCCTGGGAAACAGGTATAAAACCCGAAGTAGCAAAAAATTTTTGTCTCAGCTGTCTCAAAACCCAGGGCGTTTGTCTCAACTTTTTCGGGTGTTTTCATACCAAAATCCATTTATTTCTCGGGCGTTATAAATCATAATTCCTCTTTATATTTCCATCATCAGTAAGCCAAGGAACTCTTGTTAGTAGTTTTACATTTGAGACCCCTTCACTCTTAGCCCACCCCGAAATCTTAGCTCTCACCGGGCCTCCGTGAGTATTCCATCTGTGTAATTGATATTCCTCTGGCATTATTTTAGTCAAGGAACTTATAAAACTATTTTTCTTATTAGCGTATTTCTCATTGATATTATCCTTGGCATAAGCCTTCCAGGTATCCCAAGCGTCCGTAGTTGAAATAAAAGTTGGTTCTTGTTCCATTATAAAGTCGCAAACTCGTTGAATATGATATGAAACTGGATTAGTAAGAATTTTATAGTCTTCGGAGTGAATTGTTTTTGGACATATAATCGGAGTATAATTCTTCAATATTTGTCCCAACCATCTGGCAACTTCTTCTCTATCGCATAATACATTTTTGAACCCATTATCAATCCACTCTTGTGTGTCCTTCACTAACATTTGCGGGTAGACTCTCATAACAACTGCCACCAAATCTTCCTTCAAAATAATCGGCATAAATCTACGATCAACTCCATATTCTCCATCTCCGGTAAGCGGAACCGGACATTTCTCGTCATTACTACTATTTCCGTTGAACCATACCCAAGCTGTTGTTTCAGCAGTGAACTCTTTGATGTATAGATTTCTTGCTTTGAAAGTTTTGTTATGACATATCGTCTTGATAAAACAGTGTTCTAAACTATCCCTTTTCAATATGGGAAGATCATCAAAATTAACAATAACTTTACCAACCAAAAAACCTGTATTCTTTATACTGTCATCGTTGATAGTGGCATTCCAACTTACATCGCTATACCCAAATATTGTTCTGAATATCTGCCCGACTCCGCTTTTACCAACTCCACCCACTCCACAAAAAATTGGATTTGGCAAACTGATTTCTTCTGGGTGAAGATATTTCCAGGCAATACATTCCCAAAGACGCCGACGAACGGCAAAGTCTGGAACTAAACTTTCAAATAATACATCAAAAAACTTACTTGTCGGTTTTTTATCATATAATGGTTGAAGCCAAAGATCGGGGTTGGGAGCCAGGTTATAGTAATCAAGTGGCATCTCTGTAAACGAAATACCCTTGAGATGCTTAGTTCTATCCAGTTCCGATAGAATCTTAAATAATAAAATTCTATTTGATTTTCCAGCCTTGAATATTTTCATTTTTGTTTCAATGAAAATTGTTGGATTACATTGAATAAAGTCCGACCCAAGTTTTTCATCATGTTGACGAAAACATAATACCCCTTCAGTTAGTAGATGAACCAGATCGTATTTTATGATGAAATCAATAATATTGATTGCCGTATCGCGTTCGGCAAGCAGTTCTTCCATCTTCGCCTTCTCTTTATCATCAACCGGTATACCGAATTTGAGAATACGATCCGCATAATAGAGCGCTTTTTCAAACATATATAAATGCTCTTTGGTATTGATTGGGAACTTGAGTCTAACTGCGGGTTTTATTTCCTTCCAAAGTTCTGCTGTTATAAGATTTGCTTTTATTCCTTCAAGCAATTCTTCCTTTTTATCGTTTGTAAGACAAGCCATTATATCATTACTCAAATCGCTCATATAATTCTTACTCCTCTGGTCATTTTGTAAATTATGCGTTCTTTGTCGGTTTCCGGCATTCTATCCGGTCCGATTTCCTTATGTTGAAAAATACACGAATCAATCTCGTGATCAAGATAATCGTCTGAGATGTAGTAAGGGAGTCCACAACTGCCTTCTCCCGGTGCCACTAAGATTCTTGCTCGTAGAATATCCTTCAACCGATTTGTATCCGAGTTTGGGCCGGTAAGGGCAAACCACGATCCAACTGCTTCTGTAATCTTATTATGAAAGTCCGGCCCGATTGATTGAAGCCTAATATCAAATTTGTTTTCCAATCCTGGCGGTTGTGGGGTATATTTGATTTTTGTTTTACCGCTTGGACTACTTGTATATTTTGTCTCTACACAAACTGGGATACTAACTGATCTGAATTCCTTTTTGACCATTCCAATTCGTTCACTAATGGGATTCTCCATTCCCACAAAAATCGGAGTCGCTATATAATTTGGTTGAACCGTTCCAAATACTGATTTGTCAATCTTGAACGAATCTCCTTTTATGCTGTATGATTCGTTGAGTTCTTTTGCCCACGAATCCATTTGCGTATCTGTTCGTGGTTCGTTCAGCCAAAACCATATATGGCATCGTAGTGTTTTCCAATTATCAAGCCCCGCCTGACTACTCCATTGATAGATGTAATCTGATTTCGTTAGATAGTCCGGAAGGAAACTAATCAAATATTCCAGATACCATTCCTTGTCTCGCGGTAAATCTTCGGGATACGGTATTTTGTCAAAATCAATCATTATAAATGGCAGTCCTTTAGGATTCTCTTGAAACGGACTATCTGGTTTAGACTTTTGACGAACTACACCGTGAACTGGCATTCCACTTTTGAGTTCTCCACGAATAACACAGCAATCTTGTTGAATTGATAGAGCCAATAATATTGTCATCAATTCATCAAGATTATTGACGGGGATTTGCTCAACATCATAAGTCCAGGATTTGTCATAATCTTTTTTGACAATATTTCCATTCTCTAACGAGAATTGCTTAGTTAGAAACGGATGCTGTTTGCCTTTATACGGTAGAGTTTGAAGGACGGTAATCATTTGATTTCCCCCTTTATGACTATTAGACTTTTCTTCGCCCTGGTTACGCTTGTATACAGCCATTGGGTTCTAAATTTTAGATTGTTGAACGCCACTCCATCATCACAAACAATCACATTTGACCATTGTGATCCTTGACTCTTATGAGCGGTTAGACAAAACCCCCACGAGACATCGCACGCCTCAATAGACCAATTTGTTGGTTTGGTTTTTTTATATTTCTCTGTGGCTTCGTCAAAAATTATCATTGGACGGACTACTATTTCAAAAGATTTTTTGTTTTCGTCTGTAACGGCAAGTGTAAAAAGATCATTAGCGTTATCCCACGAAATTTGTTTGTCTACAACCAGCATAGTGCCTTTACTAACATCTTTATACTTCTTATTGACATACAATTTATCTCCCGAATGATAGTGGAGAAGATTCTTACCTGTCAGAAGTTTTCGTCTTACACGATTATTGATAAGCCCGACGGACTTGTTCATATAGGCAATTATAATGCTGTCTAAATCAACTGCTGTAAGAAGTAGATTGTTGATATCAACAGAGTCAAATAACAGTTTCATATTATGTAAATCAGCTATCAGCAGATCCGGCACATTCCATAACGAAGGATATGTATGAGTTTTCAATATGTTATTTGATAAATCAATGATGGGACTCCCTGTCTGTTGTCTCCAAATCGTTGTTAAGATACGGTTTGGAATAACTCTTTCAAACCAGCCAATATATTGTCGTTGGCTTGTGGTAAGATTGGCTATTGTATCTTTTGTTGTAACTGGTGGTAATTGATTAGGATCACCAACGAAATATAGATCGTGGGGTGATTGAAATAAATCATCTAAATGGTCCGGCCCAACCATTGATGTTTCATCAACGAAGATCGTAACTAATTTATTTCGGTCAAGCCCAAAATTATTTTTTGGACTATATATTTTATTCGGATCAAATAGATAATCATATATATCTTCCTGAACTTGCCGAAACATAATCTGTCCCTGAGCATTCAGAATGATTTTATCTGTGTGCGGGTCGCGTTGTTCAATCATTTTGATTTTGAATCGCCCAGTTGGGATTGGAGAGTAAAATGCGGAGTGTATTGTTGCGGTTTTTACTGGCAGTTTAAGATTGAGTGCCATCTTACGGACGACAGCAACAGCTTTGTTGGTGTAGCTTACAATTATTGAATTTGGCGTGTTTGCCGATTCTTCTACGATGTGATGAGTTTTTCCTGTTCCTGCGTTGCCCTTTACTATATAAACCATTTTGTGCTCCGTGTGATAACAAAACTTAGTTTTGTCTTTTTGTGTTATTCTTCTTCCAATTTTTTCAACATCATTATTTCTTCAACTGTCCTCCCTATAATTTATATGGTCTTCGTTTTATATATTCAACGGCTTCTTGATTTGCTTGTTCTGGGTGTGCGTCAAAAACAGCCAATAATCCATTATGCCAATAACAAATCTCTCCTCTATAATTATTTGGATTGATTTTATTTCCATCATGATAGTGATCCGAATTTAGGGATTTCCCATTTGATTGGACAAGACAATTTGGAAATTGACAAACCTTTATTGCTCCCATTTCTTTGATTTGTTCTTTTGAAAAACTTCCTTTTAGAAAGTGGCTAGATGAAAGATTACCACATTCTTTACATTGGCTTTTTCGTTTGCTGTGCTCACATATACCAGAACCACCGCATTCTTTACAACTGAATTTGACTCTTCCGTGTTCGCATATACCAGAACCACCACAATCCTTACAATATTCTCTTCGCTTTTCGTGTTCACATATCTGACTTCCATCACACTCTTTACATTGATCTTTTCGTCTATTGTGTTCGCATATTCCGACACCACCACACTTTATACATCGAGATTTTCGTCTTCCGTGTTCGCATTTCTTATTCATTTCTTCTCCGTGACATTAATAATATTGTTGATCATATCAAACTACTCCTCAAATATCTTTAAAGTCAGAATTTGGATTTCTTCCGGGGTGGGGTCAAGTATAAATCGTTTGGCTAAGCCAGGGAATAAACGGCATTGTCTTAGCCTTTCTGCGGGGGTATAGTTGAAATATATGAATTCAAAAATTTCTGGAACTGTTTTCATATCCGGTCTCCTTTCTAACTTCAATTGTATTTATCATCGTCGGCAGATTTTCTGGCTCTCAAACCAAAAATAAATGAAAACGACACAACAAATTGTTGTGTAATACAAACATTTTTTGTTCGTATCACATTTTTGATCCCGATATATTTATCATACATCTTCCTCAAACCCTTGTCAAGCACAAAAAAAGGGTAGATCGCTATGAACCGATCTACCCAAAAAGGAGTAATTTTAATGAAAACACAACCGGGTGAAAAGTCCGGTCTGGCAACCCTTCCGTTGAAGGTATTACCTATTCTATTTATCTTTTTGAAACGCCCCAACACCAGCCAACGCTGACTTTGATTTCCCAAGCGACAACGGGGTTTTTGGATATACCAACTCCTCTGGTTTTACTCTGTATTTCGTTGCCAACTGACTCAATTTCTCAAATGGAATCTGACTGTCAAGACCAGGCCCAACTTCGTCCATATACGGTTGGTAATTCCTTTGACCACGATTGATGGGAATTACATTGGCTTTCTCACCACGCATCTGTCCGATAAATGGACTATGAAAATCTGGATGGTCTTCAATATTGCTCAATTCCCCCGCTGGACTTTTATCAAACACACGATATTTCTGACTCTTATTGATGGGCACTACATTTCTGATTGACTCTGGTGAGTTAACAGGCCCTTCCGGTTCTGGGCCACGGAACGCAGGTTGATAATTTGGGCTTGAATCTATTGAAACTGGATCGCCACCAGAACGAGAGAACGATGGCATCTTGCCCTCTTGAAGTGCCCCGAGTCCAAGGGTTGCCGCGTTACCGGCGAATTCACTCTGGTCATCGTCTGCCCCCAGCTTTGATGCCACAGCAGATACACCTTTGTTCGCTGCGAGATATGGGATGATATCCGCCAAAAATGCCGGATTGGTTGCTCCTAACACCGGTGCTGCCGACTGCCCAACACCCCCGAACAATTTCGTTCACCACCACGCATAGGATGAGAACCAAGCTGTGTAGCACCGTGTCCAGCCTTGGCCAAGCCTTCTATAGTCCCTACTCCAGGCATCAGAGAGGCTACTCCCGGTGCCACACCTTTAGTGCTACCCAGAAGCTCCCAATTTTGAGAGTAATCTTCCAATTGCAGTGTATCCTGAACCACCCCCGAATATCATTTTCCAAGTCTGAAAACCACGGCCCAACACCCTTTTGGCGCTGGCCCAATTTTATCCTGATTATTTGCTGGTGGCATAGGCTCTCCGATGTATTTGTATTTTGCTCTGACGGCTGATTCCTGATCAGGGTCATATGTTGGTTTGTGAAAATATCCCGGCACTCCTTGATCTTGTGGCATTTTATTCCTCATTTATTAGTTAATCTGTTTTTGGACTTTCCGATATTATTATCTGGTAGTGTCAGATTATTAACAGCCCAAGGCAAGTCTCCGGCAATATCTCCAAGCATCATCGCGTGTCCCAATTTAGGGTGTCCGTGTTTCACAAGTTCGTGTTGTGCAAAATCCAACAAACCAGAAACACCGCCTTCAAAAGCACCTAATCTTGGCGAACTCTTAACTATGGAATTTGGTAAAAATAGTTCGTGATTTCCCTGATCCAACATTCGTCTTGTTGACACCGTATCCAATGCCCTTGTTAATCCATCGGCCACACTCAGCCCAATTCCCAATTTATCTTTTGGTGTTTTGTTCGCCAATGGAGAAACTGGGGGAATAAAAGGTTTGACATTTACTTTTGGCTGGGGCTGTGGATTGTCCGGTAGAATTGGTGTTGGCATTTTTATTCCTCAAACTTCCTTAAAACATATTGCTCTTTGGTCAACTTCTCCAAACAATTTTTATTACAATTCCAAACACCTTTATGACCAAAGGAAACCCGAACAATAAAACCGTCGTATTCGTAATCCTGATCGGGAGCAACTTCGCCAAGCAACCAAGGTGGGCGGGTTTCAAGCCTCATGTAGTGTGATGCGCCATTGTTCCAAAAAAGAACTTTATTCCCCTGGAATAATTTTTTATTATTTTTGTCCTTCATTTTCCTCTGCGGGTAAGTTTCTAATCAAGGCTATTAAAAACCCACCCTGAACAGTAGATATTACAAAATGTATTTAGTCTTCTTTTTCCCAATCGGTGTTATGGATCAACGCTTCCAAACGAACCAGAATCTCCGGCTTTTCAACATTATCTGGGTTTTGCTTCAAGGCATACGCCATACTCTGCGCTCGTCTATAATCACCGATTATCGCCGCGATATTGATACGATTTTCAACAATTTTACGATATTCTGGTGTCATAGTCGGTTTATTTATAACTTCCCAACGGCATTCCTCGGTTATACTTTTTTCCCAAGCCACACCGCCTTCTTTATTATCCAATCTCACACCCCATCCAGCAAAATCAAACCGATCTGGATTCGCCTGAGTATAAGGGTCTTTATCAATTTCGTTCTTGTAGCGTTTCAACTTCAAAGCAATATCTTCTGCTGATTGACCCTTTGCTATGGCTTGTTTCCAACACTGCGCAGCGTTCTCTCTTTCTCGGTGAATATTGCCGAAATTTTTTGAATATAATCTACGACCTTCTACATCATCCCTGCCAACAATATGGACTTCTTTTTTCTTGCGTTCCTTGGGAGTAATGGGGTCGGCTAAAACTGCCGCATCGTATTCCTGTTGTCGTGTCTCAATAGTAGACGCGTCGGCGTTATAAGTCCGACTCCATTGTAGTCTGGCATTTGCTAAAATTCTGGTTCGGTGTAGAGCTTTCCATTCTTCTTGAGTCATAAGTTATGATACCTAAATTTTCATATCATTGTCAAGGTATTTTTTTTGTGCAAAATTGACCATTGAAGCATTGAATTGAGTAGTTTATCGTGTTATGTCCAACTTATTTTTAGAATCGCAAAAACATTGAGCAAATTGAAGTTATTTTTGAATATTAGTCGGTTTTTGCCTGGGGTCTAGACCTTAAGGCTCAAGAATAATAGCCGGAACATTTAGTTGACCGGGACCATCGACTGGAGGAGTAATCGTGCTGTTCAAAACGCCACCAGTAGTTGTTGCTCCAGATACAATACCAGCAAAAAATGCTTCTACATTTTGGTAAGCCGATAGTCCAAGAGTCCCCACAGTGGAAGTCATACAAACATACGCTTTTCCGGCACTTATGGTTTGTGTCCCTCCCGTAAATGCTATGGCCTGTCCATATAGAGTGCCAATCTCCGTAGCCCCAATATGGGCCTGAAGTGTTCCAGCCGCGTTATAGATGCCAATATCCGAATTATGGGTAGCATCCACCGTAGACACATTGACAATAATATTCCCCACACTCAACCCACCAGCCGGTATTGCTATTCCATAACATTCTGTTGAGTTAGCAGAAGCAGATATCGTTGTTCCTTCATATCCATAATTCTGCCAGACCGTAGAAGGGCTTGAAGAACCAGCCGCACACCCAACATTTGTCACTGTTCCAGACAAATAGCATAAAGCCGAAGTTGATCCAGTTAGATAATTTAAAATCAAACTTGTGTTTACGCTCAGTGTAGTAGTAATCACCGGAACAAAAAATTGGTCTTGATTGTAACTTGACAATAAGTTGTTCACCCAAGCTGAACCATTCCATACTGTTCGCAACGAACCGTTAGGATACCCGCTTTCCTGAGTCCCGCCAGCCACTCCCGATACAAAATCCCCCACAATCCAAGATGGAAACAATTTTGCCTGACAGCCATTACCTAAAACCGCCAGATTCGTACAACTCGCATCAAAATCATAATTCATCCACAACGGTTGGGCGGTTGTTCCCGTAGCAATTGAATTTTTCTGAGTGCCTCTTGGGTATCCATAACCATAGATATTTTTCGCATTGCTCAACTCAAACCAATTTTGTTCCGTTGTGTTAGAATTTCCACCAAAGCTGGCGTTTAGAAGTTGACCTGTGGCGTTGAATGTTACTGTTCCAGCGTGTTGAGTTTCCTGAAATATTCCTGTAGATTGTGAATATGGCCCACCAGCACTGCTGATATAAGCAACGGTAAATTGAGTTGAAGAAGCAGTCAAAATTTTATATGTTCCACCATTTATAGCGGCGGCATTAGTTCCGGTAATTCCATTGAATACACCAGTTGCGCCAACCATATAAGAATTAGCTGCGGTGATTGTGGCAATCGTTCCGCTAACACTGACGCTTGTTGGATAAGCAATAAATCTAAATGGATCCGGATACAGCGGAGTCACATTCTCCGAAACTGAGCTATTTGCCAAATATCCATTTCCAAATGATCCGTAATAGAGGTAGCGAGTAATAGCTTTTCCAGTAATTCCACTGAGAAAGTCACCGTAATCCCCACTTCCACCACGCCCATATTCAATCAAGGCCGAGCCTGTAATTCCTGGATCACAAGGGCCGTTGGCTTGTCCAAGAAATTCATATTGCGAATATGGTTGAGCAGATTGACGCTGGCTTCCAAAACCTGTTACAGCAGCCGGTAAACCACAAGCTTCATAGTAGTCGTTTGATTTTTGACTTGCCCAGTCGTCGCTAACATAATTAGCAAACCAATTATCCAAGGTAGGGGTATACACACTATCAACAATAACAACATTATCAAATTTTTGAATATTGAAGAAACCGCCACTGATAAGGGCGTTATCCACATCGGCGTTGTATGACCCTCCGTTTACAAGAGGCGCTTCACTGTAGATTGTCAAATCTTTGATTGTTGAGCCTAAGTCTGTAGCGCCATTGTAGATGCAAAAACCTGTGAAGAAACAAGTATTATTTTCAAACACGCCACTCGTTGAAATTCTGAACTGATTCCAACTTGGAGCAAAACTTGTATCAAATTCAAATCCAGAGATGGTTGTGAATTGGAGACTTGGGCTTGAGAACATAGCTGAGTTTGTCGCATTGTCCAGAGTAACCAAATCCCAATTTCCCGCCAATTTCGTGTTCATATTATCGCCAAACCAAGAGATATATGGGATTACCGGAACCTGACTTGGAATAATAACCGGCAGAATTGGAGAAATATTCACGCAGTTTTGATCAAATAATCCGGTTCCAGAATCGTAACAAGGAGCGTTGCCAAAAGCAATGGCTGTAGGATTGCCTGTTAGAGTTGTGCTATTTGAAGTCCAAGTTCCGCTTGTTACTACACCCGAACTATTAGTTGTGGCGTAACCAACGGCTGAAACGCATACACCCGGAATGGCATTCCAATAGGGAACTCCAACACATCCTGCTCCACCGATGGCAACCATCACCATACTCGTGTCGCTTGGTTTGTATCCCGAACCACCACTACTAATAGACACCGACTGAACAACACCACCAGATTCAGTGGCAGATGCGACTGCTCCGGTTCCTGGGAATGGACCTACTGTTACCGTGGGAGCGCTTTGAAAATTATATCCCGGTAAAACTACAGTGGCAGAAGAGAAAACCCCACTACTATCCGTATTGACATTGACAACAGCATTTCCGCAGTTATTACCCAGTCCTTGATTTCCACAACCACCAGTAATGACCGTTGGAATAACCGAAGATTTGGTATAATTACTACCGCCAGATACACTACACGAAGCAATGCCAAAAGGCTGAACAACTTGAAGAGAGCAAGTTACAGTTCCGCCTGTTCCTCCAGAAGTAGTTCCATATGTGCCTGATGTTCCAGGGTTTACAAGAACATTAGCTGAGTTTGTGGCGAATAAAAATTCACCGGCAGGGAAGGAGCAATCCCCGAGTCCACCACCAGCCGTTACCGCCGCTTGACAAGCCAGAGCAGCCGGAACATTGTCTGTTCCAATAATAGCATAGCCTGAAGTTGAACCAACAAAACTGTTGGCGATGGTAATAGTATCGCCTACATCGTCACATCCAGTGGTAGAAATTTTAGATACATTACCAGGAACCGTGAGATAAAACGAACCCCACGCAGTGGTAACTGTTGAAGTGCTTGCTGCGAAAGGAAGCCCATCAGCCCACGCCGAAAAATTATTATTCAATACAATATAATGGTTTCCATCTTGAAGAGAAGCGCAATTCAAAGTAGCGCCGGGAAGACTAACCGTGTTATCTGAACCAGTAAATGCCTGATTATACCAGCGGTCTGGGAACTTGTCGGCAACAGCACCAAATTTCATAACATTTTCAGAAAGAGGAGTTACACCACTCACGGCTGTTCCGCTGGCCGGAAAATATGAATCTTGCCCGGATAAGCCACTATTGACTGTTCCTGCGCCTGTTGGCGTTGCGGCGCTGTAGCAAGGGTTTGGGCTACCCCCAGTTGTATATTTCAAATATTCGCCATTGATTGGAGTAAATCCAGAACAAAGTGGAACACTATTGATTCCAACAACCTGTTGGCTTGAGCTACTTCCCGAAAGATCGCCTCCGGCCGTAAATCCGCTTGCTGGCGATGCCGCGCCATAGCAAGGGTTTGGGCTACCACCAGTCGTATATTTTACAAATTGCCCATTAGTAGGAGAAAAACCGCTACAAAATGGAACTGATTTCAAACCAATTACTGATTGACTTGTGCTACTTCCAGAAAGATCACCACCGGCGGTAAATGAAGTTCCACCGGATGGACTTATGATCGCTTGATCAACAAAACAAGATTTACCAGTCTGCGGAGAAACATAGCATACTGTGTATAAGCCATATGCCAAATATGCCACACATTGACCATTTCCATTGGTCAAAACGGGATCGGTGGTAAGACCACCGGTAGTGCTTGTGTAGACATTGACCAAAGGTGTAAGATTCAAAGGATTACTTGTATTGGCTGGTTGGCCGAGAAAAAATACTTGTGCTCCCGCAACAGCTTGACCCATATTCGTGGTCAAATTACAAGTCTGGTATAATCCGTTTTGTGCTTCGGCTTTAGCTCCGAATAATAATCCTAAACCAATAGCAAGTCCCACTAAAAATTTTTTCATCATTCCTCTTATGTTTTTGGATTCCTTCTGTTTATGGGTAGCGAAGTTTGTAAACTATCTCGCAACCAGGTATATAAATCGTGTAAAGAATTGGGTGGATTCTCCGGCGCGCTGTTGATTATTGCCACACCCCACACTGCGAAAAAGCCCAGAATATAATTTATATGCTGAGCCAGGTAAGGCACAATCGCTTGACAAAATAGATTTACTAAAAAGTTTATCATAATTTTTTAAGTGTGGAAACGAAGTAACCAACCCACCAACGCCGCCAAAATACTGAAAACTAAACTAATGCCTACTGAAGCGCCCACCACTTTCCACTGCCACTGTTCAAGAAGAACAAGCCGATCCGATAAGGCTTTCATGCCGGAAAATATCATTGTTTCCAAATCCTTGTGTTTCGCCTCAAACCAAACCTTTTCAACGAAAGTCCCCCTTTCTTGTTCAATTTGTTCTCGCATTTGATTCATACCGCTCAATCGCCTTTCTAATTCGGTTTTGGTTACCTGGGCTACAGTCGCTTCTAAACGGTGTATCTGTGGATGGGCTATTTTCCATTCTTCAATAGCAGCAAGCCGTTCTCTGATTTTAGCCACTTCTCGGTGGTCAATCTCAAAGTCTTTAGAAATATGTTCTAAATCAGCCATTGGGTTACTCCTCGGCATAATGGCCGATACTAAAACTTATTTAGCGTTATGGAAGTAGAATGATTACCGGCATCAACCCATCCGTCGGAGCATCTGATGGTGGTGTTATGGTGGAGTTCAATACACCACCTGTAGTGGTAGCTCCTGATAAAACACCATCATATAATAATGCCACACTTTGGTAAACATTGGGAGTCAATCCACTTGCCGTGCTGGTTAAACATAAATAATTTCTTCCTGCCGGAATGAACATTGTTCCGCCAATAAAAGCAAAAGTTTGAAAACCTGTGCTTCCCATAGCAGTTGCTCCGCAATGTGCTATTAGAGTTCCAGAGGTATTATAGATTCCGATGTCTGTAAGGTGAGAGCCATCCGAAGAAGATATTTGAACGGAAATATTTCCAGTGTTGATTCCTCCGGGTGGAATAATAATGCCTTTACAAAGAGTTTGGTTTGCTGTAACTGATTGTGCTGTTCCGATATAACCATACGGTTGCCAATAATTGGCAGGAGTGCTTCCGCTACCAATTGGAACACCATTTATAAGATATAAACCAGAAGTGTTTACATTTCCATTTACATCTAATGGATATGCTGGTGATGGCTTATTGATTCCAACTTGACCATTTACCTGAGATAGTCCAGTAATATCCCAAGAAGTTCCGCCACTCCAACCGCCGTCTTGAAGTAGAAAACCTCCACTTGAAAGGGGGCAAACGCCAAATCTGGTATTGCCAGAAGGATTTACAACAGCCAGCGTTGATATACCCTGATCATCCGCTCCCGCAACTGTAAAAGTCCAAGCGGGTGTTGTAGTGCCAATACCAATACCGCTCGCATTTTCATAGATAATAGAGTTCGGTAGTGTTTTATCAGCGGCAATAAGTGGGATATAACCTTGTGAGCCTGTGACTGTAGTTCCTTGATTTCCCTGAAATCCCTGATTTCCCTGATATCCTTGTATTCCAGACTGATTTCCTTGATTTCCCTGAAAGCCTTGATTGCCTTGATAACCTTGAGTTCCTTGCGTTCCTTGATTGCCCTGCGTTCCTTGGAAACCTTGAAATCCTTGGTTGCCTTGATTGCCTTGAAAACCTTGAATGCCAGATTGATTACCTTGATTGCCTTGAAATCCCTGAGTCCCCTGAAAACCTTGAAAACCTTGGAATCCCTGAACTCCTTGAACTCCTTGTGTTCCTTGAAAACCTTGGAATCCCTGCGTTCCCTGATATCCTTGTATTCCAGACTGATTTCCTTGATTTCCCTGAAAGCCTTGATTGCCTTGATTGCCTTGATAACCTTGAGTTCCTTGCGTTCCTTGATTGCCCTGCGTTCCTTGGAAACCTTGAAATCCTTGGTTACCTTGATATCCTTGAATACCAGATTGAAATCCTTGGTTGCCCTGATTTCCTTGAGTTCCCTGATAACCCTGCGGCCCTTGGATTCCCGACTGAAATCCCTGATTTCCCTGATTTCCTTGTGGCCCAACGCTGGCATATGGAAGACTATTCCACGCTGTGCTTCCATTACCATATTTTAATTTTACAGTATCAGTCTCTAAGCCCATCTCTCCCGAAGCAAGAGTAGGATTGGCGCTCGTCCAATTAGCAGCGGTGTCGCGACGAAATTCAAAAACGGCATTGATACTCATTAGCTAGCACTCCCCATATCAAGTCTCAGTGGAAAAGTAGGATAAGAAGTATTTGAAGATGCGTTTCCACCATCGTAAAAAACTAACTCTGCTGTCCCTTGATTCCCCTGATTTCCTTGTGGCCCTGAAACACTTGATTGATAACCTTGATTCCCTTGATAACCTTGATATCCCTGAAATCCCTGAAAACCTTGAAATCCTTGATAACCTTGATTTCCTTGTGGCCCGCCGAAAGCTCCTTGTGTGCCTTGGTAACCTTGATTTCCTTGGTAACCTTGTGCCCCTCCATAAGAACCTTGGTTTCCTTGATTTCCTTGAGGGCCGTCACCGCTTATTGGAATACCACCTGGAGTTCCATCTGACAATTTGAATATGTCATAATTGGGGTCAAAAAACAGTCGTCCAGTTTGCCCAAGGTAAACATTTCCGTTTGCCCCGTCAACTTCATTACTCCAAATTTTTTGAACGAAATTATCAGACATTTTTGCCCTTCCTGATTTGGAGTAGTTTCCACAGCCTTTCGTCTGCGGCAGTCCATTTCAATACAATTAATCCACGACCAGCGACAACCTCATACTTAATTCGGTTGGGCATATCGTGGATAATCATTAGGCAAATATAGAGCCGACGACGCTTGAAGAACTGTTTGCGTTGTTAGTGAAATCGCTGACATATAAGCGGAAGAACTTCGCCACATCAAAATTATATTCAACGCCACGAACAGTTTGAACATTCCCCAGAATCGTAGCAGCCGTGCTTGACCCACTCTTACTAACTAAATCTGAGTAAGCGCTATCCACATTGATAGATGCTCCCTGAAGAACCACATTTGCGTTTACAGGGCTGTTTGGA